CGCATGAACCAGATGGACCGCCCAACCAACAACATGGGTGCCGAGGCCTACAAGGGCGGCGGCAAGGTTGGCGGGTCTAAGGTTCCGTTTGCCGTGAAGAAGGTTATGCGTAAGGCTGAGGGTGGGGCTGTTTCTGCGTCTCCTCCGATACCAGAATTGCCAACCGGATATGCGCCTCCTCCGCCTCCAATGCCAGTGATGCCACAAGAGCCCACGCCTCAGAGCGTGTTTGGTAAGGTTGATCCAAGATTATTGATCAAGCAACCCGGCCCAATGCCAGTGATGCCGGAAGAGCCGATGATGCCATCTGCGCCAATGGGTGCGGGACCCGAAGTTCGCCCAGCATACGAAAGCATGCCTGAGTACATCGACATGATGCAGCGGCAAGCAGAATTTATGAAATTTGCCAATGCCCAACGCGCTAAGTACGATGCCGACCAAGCAGCCACTGCCCAAGCCCAACAGGAAATGGCGGCTCAGGCTCAAATGGATCGCGGCCTAGGCCTTGATCTTGGTGGCCGACGCAACAGCCAAGAACCTATGTACGGGCGCAACCCATACCTACCCCGTTCGTAACCAAACTAAGAAAGGGTGTCGTTTACAAGCGGCACCCTTTTCTCTATAGTCCACGCATAGCCAGAAATGTCTGCTCCCGATAGCAGACTGCTGCCCCACCCGATGAGCAGGTCAGTATGGCATTTTCAGGCACCACATCGCAGACGGTATTTAATACCCGGAAGGTGATCGACAACGCGATCCGCCGCTGCCGTGTGCCTGCCCAACAGATCACGTCCGAGCACATCGACATTGCCAATGACCAGCTCTATTTGCTGCTCGGCGAACTAGCCAATCAGGGCACACCACTGTGGTGTATCGAGAAGGTTCTTGTGCCACTTTACGACGGGCAGGGTGATATCACCCTATCCGCATCGACTGTGGATATCCTAAACAGCAGCCTCCGCAGCCTTCAGACCGTCACAGGCACTAACACCACCACAAGCACGTCGGTGACTACTGACTTTGGCAGCACAACCTTCGTCACGACCGTTGGCGTCAGGTGGTCTGCGGCAGCCGTGCCGATCAACCTTCAGCGCTCGACTGACAACGTGACGTGGACGACTATCCAGTCAGAGACCCCATCAGCCGTCAGCGGTGAGTGGACGTGGTTTGATCTGGACACGAGCATTGCATCCATCTACTTCCGCGTCTTGGCCACCAGCGGCGTCCTCTCGGCCTCTCAGGTCTATCTGGGCAACACGCCGACCGAGATACCCCTATCGCGTATGAACCGAGACGACTACACGTCTCTGCCCAACAAGTTCTTCCAGTCATCTCGGCCCCTGCAATTCTGGTTCGACAGGCAGGTCCGTCAGCCCATCATGCACATGTGGCCAGTGCCAGATAGCGCCGCCACCACCAGCCAACTCGTCGTGTGGCGTCAACGCTACATCATGGACGTGGGCAGTATGACGCAAGAGGTCGAGGTTCCTCAGCGTTGGTACGAGGCATTGGTGGCCGGTCTGGCTGCAAGAATGGCCATGGAGTTGATCGAGGTTGATCCCGGCATCATTCCCATGCTCGATCAGAAGGCCGCCGTTGCCCTCAATATTGCACAGATGGAAGAGCGCGATAACTCGCCGATGACCATCGCTCCAAACATTTCCCCATACACTAGGTAGGGCCATGCCAGCTTTCCTCGACACCCAAGGCAAAAGCACACTCGGCATTGGCCTCTGCGCCCGGTGCAGCCGCAAATTCAGCCTTGATGACTTAATGCCAGATGGCAACATTCCGGGACTTATGGTCTGCCGGGATGACCGCGACGACTATGACCCATACAGATTGCCCGCCCGTCAGACTGAGACGATCACGCTGCGCTTCGTGCGTCCAGATGTGGCGTTAACCGTATGATGGCCGGGTCAAACCCCGTTCGCGCAGCCAGTGCGCAGAACTGGCTCGGCGATGCTCCCGCCGAGGCGAAGCGCCGTCGTGTGTTCGTCCCCCGCATTGGCGGCGCTTCCTCCACTCTCATAGGGGCTAAACAATGATTGAAGAGCTAATCTCACGGGTCTTTTATACCCGCAATGTTGCACATTGGACACACTGGCGCACAAAGTCATACGCGCAGCACATGGCTCTAGGCTCGTTTTATGACGGCATTATCGACACGCTGGATAAGCTAGTCGAGGCCTGTCAGGGCGCACACGGGCTTGTCGGTGCCATCCCTGCGCCTTCTGCATCGGAAAGCGACATCATCGCTCACCTTGAGGCTGAAAGCGCTTGGATTGCTGAGCATCGCAGCGAGATCGCATACGAGGTCCCGACGCTGGAAAACATCGTCGATGAGCTTTCGGCTATCTACCTGTCCACCATCTACAAACTCAAACACCTAAAGTAAGGCGCGTCGCATGTCTCTTGCAATGGATTTTCAGGCCCACAACAAGGTCATCGAAGTTGAGGCCGATCTTAAAACCCACGAGGCCGTTTGCGCTGAGCGCTACCTCGGCATCAACGCGCGCCTCAAGCGCCTTGAGGTAATTTTGCTTTCCGCAGCGGGGACGTTGATCATCTTGCTCGTAAACATAGTCTTGAAGCTAAACTAATGAACCTAAGCCCGCACTTCACCCTTGAGGAAATGATCAAAAGCCAAGCGGGGGACCGCGCTGGCGTGGATAACATGCCTCCCCCTCCGCACCGCGAAAACTTGCGGGCTTTGTGCGCGCACGTCTTAGAGCCGATCCGTGAGCGCTTTGGGCCGGTAATCATCACGTCTGGGTATCGCGGTCCTGAATTGAACCGACTTGTGGGTAGCGCTCCATCAAGCCAACACTGCCTAGGCGAGGCTGCGGACATTGAGGTTCCCGGCATGTCCAACGCAGATTTGGCGCGTTGGATTGAAAAGCACCTCGAATATGACCAACTGATCCTTGAGTGTTATAAGCCGGGTATCCCAAGTTCGGGATGGGTTCACGTCAGCTACAAGGCGCACACGCCAAACCGTAAACAAGAGTTAACAGCCACGGTCGTCAACGGTAAGATGGCCTACACACCGGGGATCGCAAAATGATTGCTTTCATCAAGGCTCGCCTAAGCGAGCGTTCTACATGGCTGCTGATCGGCACAAGCGCAACGGCGGCATCTGCCCTGCCTGCGCCTTGGTCCTATGTGTCCATCGTCGTTGGGGTCATTGCCGCGCTTGTGCCTGATGGGAGCATCCACGAATGAGCAATCTGGCCGTAATCATCGCCGTCGTGGTCGGTGTGTTTTTCCTTGGGTGCCTCAATGGCTACTCAATTCGAGATCAAGCGGCCAAGACGGCGGCGGCTAAGGCTTTCAAGGCCGCATCGGATGAACGCGTTAAATTACAGGGGCAATTAGATGTGGTCTCGGCGAAGTACGAAATCGAACGCAAGCGCGCATCCCAAGTGGCTGTGGAGCGTTACAACACCGTCAAAGAATATTACAACAATGCTCCCGCTGTGGACCCTCGCTGCGCTTTGCCTGATCGGATGTACGGCTTGCTCGCCCACTCTGTGGCAGACGCAAATGTTGCCGCCTCCGGCGAACCTAGCGGCGTCGTGCGATCCGCTTCCAGTGCCATCGACACCGGCCATTGATCCAGATCGCATCATTTGGGAGGTTGGTGTGGTTAGCAAATATCAAGACTGCGCTACTCGCCACCGCTTGGCGATAGAGGCGTGGAAGGTTGCTGCGAAACTAAAGAAAAAGTGATAGGATAGCCCATGGCCACGACCACGACATTCACGACGCTAAAAGAGGACGTGCAGCGCTACCTCGAGCGCGGCGCGACCTATGCGTCTGACCCCGTGGTCTTTGAGCAAATCCCGCGCCTCATCAATCTGGCCGAACGCCGGATCGCGCGCGAGCTTAAGGTCGAGGGTTTTGTCAACGTCGTGACGGGCAACTTCCAAGCCGGTGTGGACGTGTACGCCAAGCCTGACCGCTGGCGTGACACCGTGTCCATGAGCATCGGGATTGGGGCATCCAACAACACCCGCACGCAGCTTTATACGCGAAGTTATGAGTACATGCGCTCCTACTGGCCGGACAACACCGTCACGGGCCAGCCGCTGTTCTACGGCGAGTATGACTATTCGCATTGGCTCATCGTGCCCGCCCCGGACGCGGCCTATCCGTTTGAGGTTCTCTACTACGAGCTTCCGCAGCTTCTGGACGAGACCGTGCAGACCAACTGGCTGACCGAGTACGCCCCGCAGCTTCTGCTCTACGGCACACTCCTTGAGGCCACGTCCTTCCTTAAGAACGACGAGCGCATCGCCGTGTGGCAGACCCAATACGACCGGGCGGCCCAAATGCTCAATGGCGAGGACCTTTCCAAAATTCTTGACCGCTCAGCCGCTCGGAAGGAAATTTAAGCCATGTCATTTACACAAGTCTTCGGCGGCACGACCATCTATCCGTCAGACGTATCGTATCTGGCGCTCGCCCTAACGGCCAACGAGACACTTGAGTGGCCGCTAGAGCGGAGCACAGATGGAAACCTTGTCGCCAGCATCATCGACATTACGCCAACCGGCGCCTATGACATCACGCTCCCTAGCGCCCTACTTACGGGCGTTGGTCAGACGGTCCTGTTCAACAACCTTGGCCCTAGCACGGTCACGATCAAGGGCAATGCCGGGGCTACCCTGCTGTCTCTTGCGGCTGGCGAAGTGTGGCAAATTTACCTCATCGATAATTCAACCGCAGCCGGATCGTGGCGCACGTTCAAATACGGCGCGTCCACGGCTCAAGCGCAAGCGTCGGCTCTGGCCGGTTACGGTCTCGTGGCCATCGGATCGACACTGGCACAGTCCAGCACGATCAACAGCACGTCAATCACACCTCAGACCTTGAGCGCAGCGGACCGCGCTTCGACGTATTTGTGGACCGGCGGCCTTGGCACGTTCAACTTGCCTAGCGCCGTTGTGGTCGGCAATGGCTGGTTTTTCAACGTCCGCAACAACGGCACGGGCGATTTGACGCTTGATCCGGCGGGCGGCGAACTGATCAACGGATCGGCAACCATCGTCCTGTCTCCCAATGACAGCGCGGTCGTGGCTACCGACGGCACGAGCTGGTATACCATCGGCCTTGGTCAGCAAGCCATCTTCGCCTTTGACTACACGTCGATCAGCTTGGCTGGTCTGGGCAACCCGTCTGCGACCACGAACTATGTCCTTTCAGGCACCGAATTAAACCGGATCGCATACACGTTCACGGGCACGCCACTGGGCAATATCAACATCGTTGTGCCCTTTACGGTGCAGCAATATTGGGTGGCCAATAGCACAAGCGGATCGTTCATTCTGAGCATCTCGACGCTTGGCGGGACCACGGCTCAGATCGCTCAGAACGCACGGGCAATCTACTATTCGACCGGATCGCAGATCGTTAAGGCCGATACGTCCACGGGCCTGCCCATCCCCGTCGTGATCGGGCAAGGCGGCACGGGTGCGACAACGGCCACTGACGCCCTGACGAACCTTGGCGGCACCGCAGTCGGTAAGGCCGTGTTTGTAGCCACGTCAGAGGCCGCTGGGCGGACGGCGATCCTCGCAGCAGCATCGGGTGCCAATAGTGACATTACGGCCCTCAGTGGCCTCACTACGCCCCTGACGGTGGCACAAGGCGGCACGGGTCTGGCGACACTGACTGCCAATGCCGTGATCATTGGTAATGGCACCTCTACGCCGACTTTTGTGGTGGGTGCCGCTAACGGCCATGTACTGACATTTAACGGCACAACGTGGACATCATCTGCTCCTACACCGGGAGTTAGCCTTGCAACTGTTTTCGCCATCGCGGCGGCACTTTAGGAGATAAATCATGGCCGTCACGCCAAACTCAATCGTTACGCCTCAAACGCCTATCGCATCAACTGCGGTAGCGACGACTGCAAACACGACCTACACCGATACCCCCACCAACAGCGTTCAGCTTCTCGCCGCCCAAACCAACGGTGCGCGTATCCAGAAGCTAACCGCGCTGGCACGGGCCACGGTGACGGCCACAGAGCTTCAGCTTTACGTCTCGTCCGACGGTGGTACGACTAAACGGTTCATAAAATCAATTTTAATGCCAGCATATACCGTCGCCGCCACAACCGCCCAGACTGCTATTGATTTTGGTTACACCGACGCGGCACCGTTTATTCTGTCCAGCACGGAAAGCGTGTGGGTCGCCATCGGCGTCACTAATACCGGTATCGTGTTCCGCATCGAAGGTTACGCCTACTAATGCAAAATGCCCCCACCATGCTTGGCCAAAAGATGATGAACCGGCAGGCCCCTTACGGGCCTATCGGCATGGTCTCTCAGGATATGAGTGGGAATAAAAAGGGCAGGGCGGTAGTTCCGGTATATAACGCTATCGCTACGACAATGCCTTCTTCGCAAGGTTGGGACGCTGTTGCCTTCGGAAATGGAACTTGGGTTGCAGTAAGCAATTTTGCGAGCAACGCCGCAGCCCAGTCTTCAGATGGGATCAATTGGGCGGCTAGAACTATGCCCTCTGCGTCAAATTGGTCAGCCGTTGCTTATGGCAACGGCGTCTTTGCTGCGGTAACTGAATGGAATAGCGGGGTTGGGGCGATCAGTACTAACGGCTTTAGTTGGTCGGCTACAACCTTATCTTCAAATGCCGACTGGAAATCTATCGCTTTTGGAAATGGGGTCTTTGTTGCGGTGGCTGGAGGTGCAACTGCCTTTGTTCCCGGCACTATTGCGGCCACATCGCCTGATGGAGTTACGTGGACTGCTAGAACCTTGCCCGCAACTGAGCGTTGGAGATCGGTTGCCTTTGGGAATGGCGTTTTTGTCGCAGTAAGCCAAAACTCAACTTCTGCTGCGACTTCACCAGACGGGATTACTTGGACAGCTAGAACCTTGCCATCGGCTGCAAATTGGGCGGCTGTTACTTTTGGGAACGGTGTCTTTGTTGCGGTATCCGTTGGCAGCGCCGCTGCCGCTACGTCACCTGATGGCATTACGTGGACCGCCAGAACATTACCTTCAACTGCCGATTGGTTTTCGGTTGCCTTTGGGAATGGTGGCTTTGTTGCGGTAGCTTATGGCCCTACCAATAAAGCGGCAACAAGTTCCGACAATGGGGTTACATGGACGGCCAGAACATTACCTTCTAGCCAAAATTGGTTCTCTATTGCTTTTGGAAACAACGTCTTTGCTGCGGTGGCTTTAGGACCAACGACGGCCGCCGCCGCCATAACCTATGCGTAATAAGCCTATTAAACACAGTTAAGGTGAAATAACATGCTTTACCAACGCAAGACCCTATCGACCGGCGCGAACATTGGCGAGCCTGCACCGCTCCCCGCCAATTTGCTTGGCTTGAGCGACGTTTCGCTTGCCGATCTATCGGCGGCACTTCCGGACGCGGCGGGCGAGCTAGGCTATGAAGGTGAGGGGTTTTTCCCTTTCACGCCTGAACCAGCACCACCGCCACCAGTCACATTGAATAAGATCGACTTCCTACGCCTGTTCACTCAAGCCGAACGGATCGGCATTCGCGCCGCCGCTGCGGTCAATGCGGTCGTCGCTGATTATCAGTACATGCTTGACGCAGCCACAACAGTTGACTTATCGGACCCTGATATTCTGGCGGGTATCCCCCTGCTCGAAACCGCTGGCCTGATCGGTCCCGGTCGCGCTGCTCAAATCCTCGCCAATGAGCCTCCTGCATGAACCAAGACCCCTTCCTAACCAAGCGCAAGGGCATCGTGGGCTATCTGGCCCGCGTGTTCGTAGCCATTGACCAACTCCTCAACGCCCTCACAGGCGGCGACGAGGACGAGACCCTGTCGTCACGGTTGGGCAAGGACGCGAGGCGCGGTCGTTTTGTTGGCTGTGTCCTGTGTAAAATGCTAGGATGGATCGACAAAGATCACTGCGAAAAGGCCATCGAGCGAGATGAGGGCAAGCGCCCCGGCCAGTACGATCCACCTAAGTAAGGTACGCCATGCCCGAGAACATCATAAAGATACAGTCGCTGCCCGGTATCAAGCGCGACGGTACCCGGTTCGAGGGCGATCAGTACGTTGACGGCCAGTGGGTCCGCTTCCAGCGCGGCCTACCCCGCAAGATCGGCGGCTTTCGCACGATCAACAAGTATCTCTCGGAGGTCAGTCGGTCCATGATCGGCTACTCCGAGAACAACTTGACCTACGTCCACAGCGGCTCGGCAAGCAAAATCCAGCGCTTCTACATTGACGACAACAATAACACGTCCGTCATCAGCGACCGCACCCCCGCGTCCGGCTTCACGGCTGATGCAAACAATATGTGGCAGTTCGACGTCATGCACCCCTTCGGCGCGGGTGAGACCACCAAGCTGATTGCGCAAGTCGCCACCAACCTCGGCTCTATCGTCAACAGTTCCACGGGCGCGCTTTTCTACGGCCAACTGACCGGATCGGCACCCCTCGTGCAGATCACACTGCCCACGGACGGTGTGGCTGACGGCGGTGTCGTCGTGCTTGGCCCGTACCTCTTCTTTTTCGGATCGGCGGGCTATATCGGCTGGAGCGTGGCCGGATCGGTAACAGACCTGTCGGGCACGGGTAGCGGCGCAATCAATGCCACAGGCCAGAAGATAGTCCAAGGCAAGCCCCTTCGTGGCGGTGCCGGTAACTCGCCGTCTGGCCTGTTCTGGTCCGCAGACAGCCTGATCCGCGCGTCCTTTGTGGGTGGCGATACCGTCTTTCAGTTTGACACAATCTCCGCCGAAAGCTCGATCCTTGGTTCCAACACGGTCATTGAGTACGATGGCATCTTCTATTGGTGCGGCGTGGATAGGTTCCTGTCCTTCAACGGCGTCGTGCGCGAAGTGCCGAATACGCTTAATGTCAATTACTTCTTTGACGGCTTAAACAACGCCTATCGCCAGAAGGTCTTCGCCTTCAAGGTTCCTCGCTTCGGTGAAATCTGGTGGTGTTACCCTCGCGGCGACGCGACTGAGTGCAGCCACGCCGTGATCTTCAACGTGCGTGAGAATACGTGGTACGATTGCGAGCTTCCCAACGGCGGACGTTCGGCGGCCACGTCCCCGTCTGTCTATCGCTTCCCCCTCGCCACTGGCGTTGTGCCGGAAGCATCGGCCATTGAAGATCGCATCACTGAGGCCGGTGACTTCCGCATCACAGAAGATGGTGACAGCCGCGTTACCGAGGAAAGCCAACTCAATGGCTACAAGCTATGGGTCCAAGAGATCGGCGTGGACAGTATCGACGGCATCGACGTTCAGCCCGTGCTCTCGTACTTTGAGACCGCAGACATTTCCCTGCCCGTGCAGCAACAGGTCAACAAGGCCATTCAAGTCCTTATGATCGAGCCGGACTTTGTGCAGTCTGGGGATATGACGCTTGAGGTTCATGGCCGCGCTAACGCCAGATCGCCAGAGGTCGAAAGCGCGCCCCTGACTTTCCCCGACGTGGAGAACATCGTCACGCCTCAGCAGCAGGTAATTTACCTCAAGGAACAGCGCCGCGAACTTCGCTTCAGGTTCACGTCGAATGCCATTGGTGGTGACTATCAAATGGGCCTGATCCTCGCGCACATCCAACCCGGCGATAATACGGTGATCGGGTGATCAACCCAACAAACATGACCTTAACAGACTGGGCGGATAGTGTTATCCTATCCATCAACGTCGAGCAGTTTGTAGGCCGCTTAGACGACGAGACGCGTTGGCAGGACTGGGCAGTTGGACTGCTTAAGTCGGGAACTTTCAGCGCGCAGACCCTCCCCGATCCCTATCAATTCTCGGACTGGAAAGACTGGGCCATGCGCGCATACATCATGCTAGAGGTTAAGTGATGGCCAGAGAAGATTTTGCCGTTCGCGGAATGCCTGAGATGGACCCTAGCAAAGCGTCTCCTTTTGCGGTGCAAGGGCCTGCGACGGCTGTTCCCGGCTCGTTGGACGACCTGTCTCAATTCGGCGGCCTTGGTGGCCTTGACGGGTATGAGGCGAACTCTAGCGGTGCGCCAGCGAGCATGCCCACGTCCTACGCCTTCCCTGAGAATTACGGGAACCCCAAGAACAAAATCTACAACCTCACGGCTGGGCCGGAGGACGGCATTCGTCTCAAATTCGTTGATGGTACGACGATGTTTGAGGGCAAAGGCCCAGAGGCCGCAGCCAAGGCCGCAGCCATCGTTCAGGAGTTGGGCAAGAAGTTCAACACACAGTCCACTTGGATTTTGGACAAGCAAACGGCTGGCGGTGACTGGAAGCAAGTGTCTCAGGACACCGTGGGCCAAAAAAAGAAAACCGCCCTCAACTCGTTCTTGGATGTGGTTGCGCCTATTGCAGGCTCGGCCCTTATGTTCGTTCCCGGCGTTGGCGCAGCCCTTGTCGGGGCTTTGGGCAGTTCCGGAGCCGCCGCTGCGGGTGCGGGCATAGGGTCATTGGTTAACAGCGGCCTACAGAACCAAAACTCAGCGGAAGCGTTTAAGAAGGCTGCGCTAGCCGCCGCTGGCACCTACGTTGGTGCTAAGTTGGGAGATGTAGTCAAGGGCGTTTCAGGTGGCAGCAATGTCACCAATGCATCAAGTGCTAGCGGCATCCGCGACTTGGCCTCTAAGGGGTTTTCGCCCGAACAAATTTTGCAAGAGGGTCTTAAGTTTGACCCGCTTATGAAATTGACCGATGTGACATCTGTGCTCTCAGGTGGTGCCGCATCGGGTGTTGGTAGCGCAGCAGACCTTGTCATTAAGGGGGCCACCAACGCCGGAACTGGCGCTTTAACATCTGCCGTCACGGGCGGATTAGGCTCTGTCGTTGCAGGTGGCCTTGACGCCGCAGTGGGTGGAACTGGCGGCCTTACGAACACTGGCACAGACACAAGCACCACCGGCACCGACAGTAACGAGATAGTGGTTGAAGGTGAAAAGGGTCCTCTGACTCAAGTTGAGCCTACCGTTGTGACACCTATCGTAACCACTGGCACGCCAACGACTGGGCCTGTGGATGAGGAATTAGTGGTAAAGGGTGAGAAGAAACCCGTTGAGGAGCCAGTGGTCGGCGTTGACCCTAATTTGGTGGTTGATACGGGCACACCAGTTAATCCAACGCCTGAAACCATCACCGTTACGGGGCCAAAGAAACCTGAGCCAGTGGTCGTCGTCGATCCAAATCTGGTGGTTGATACCGGCACGCCAGTTAATCCAACGCCTGAAACCATCACCGTTACGGGGCCAAAGAAGGAAGAGCCAGTCATCCTTCCCGGCGGAACTCTAAACCCAACTTACGTTGACACGCCCATTGTGGTTCCACCAACCGCACCACCAACTGTAGAAACTCCGCCCAAGACAACAACCAAGTTTGATCCCAAAACGCTTCTTCCTCTTGTTCCATTGGTTACCGGGTTAATTGATGGGGGTGATGGTGGCGGCGGCTCCGGCGGCTCTGGGGGTAACACCTTGTCTTACCCCGGCGGCAACCAACCCGGCACGATGGGATCGCTGGGCGGCATCTTCACGTCTAAGCTACCCACGGCCAACCCAGCCCTAGCCGTCACCCCCCGCGACATGGGCAAGCGCGATTGGCTGCGCTATGGCTTTGGGCCGGAAGCGTCGTTCTTTAGCAATGTGCCGGATCGTGAGGCTGCATTAGCGGTGAAAAAGCCCACCATCGCAGCCATGCCCGTATTGTCCGAAAAGCTAGCCGAGCCTGCGCCTAATCTAGCGGTCAAGCCAGAAACCCAAGCCGCAAGCGTTCCCGCAGATGGAACAATGCTAAACGGCAACCCGTCCATCGTGTGGAACGGCGGCGTTAATGGTGGATGGATGCAGACCGAGCGCGGTATGCCCGAACCCGAAGAGATCGCCACTCAAGCGGCTTTTGCTCGAGGCGGATCGACCGGTGGCACATCTCACAAGCCTCGCTCTGAGTTTGCAGTCCATGGCGCAGGCACGGGGCGCAGCGACGACATCCCGGCTGTCCTGAGCGACGGCGAATATGTCATGGACGCCGAGACGGTGGCTCTGCTTGGCGACGGATCGAGCAAGGCCGGTGCCGAGAAGCTAGATCAACTTCGTGTTAACCTGCGCCGCCATAAAGGCGCTAACTTGGCCAAGGGGCGCTTCAGCGTCAATGCCAAGTCCCCTGAGAAATATCTTGCCGGAGGGCGCGTGAAATGAGTACGCCATCACAAGGTCTAATTGGCCCACAAAGCGAAACGCCGCCAACTAAGACCCCCACACCAATGCCATCCACAGACGGCGCAGGAACCGCACCCTCCAGCCTCCTCTCCAGCAGCGTCCCCCTAGCGCCGTCCGGATCGACGACGCAGACAGTTCTGCCCGAGTGGTACACCAACTACGCCCAAGACATCCTGTCTCGTCAGGCTGCGGTCGCCGCCACGCCATACCCCACCTATCAGGGTCCGCGCGTCGCTGACTTCACTGGCGACCAGCAGGCTGGCTTTGACATGACTAGGACGGCTGCCACGGCGGGCACGGGGGCCGTCAGTGGCGCTTTGGACGCGACGCGGAGCAACCTTGGCCGGTCTGGCCTAAATGCTGCCCAGCCCTTTTTGACGCAGGCCGGTGGCCTATCTGGCGTCACGGCGGCCATGCCGAACCTACAGACGGGCGCAGACCTGTTGCAGCGCAGCACGCAAGGCGGCGGGCTAGAGACTGCCCAACCCTTCCTGACGAACGCCGCAACGACGTCCGTGTCCAACATCAATGCGTATATGAACCCATACCAAGAGCAAGTCGTTGACCGGATTGGCGACATTGGCGCGCGCACGCTTCGCGAAAAGCTACTGCCTGAAATTTCAGACCGCTTCATTGGTGCGGGTAGCTTTGGCGGATCGCGTCAAGCTGAGGCCACCGGGCGGGCAATTCGTGACACTATGGAGGGCATTAGCGCTGAGCAGGCCAAGGCGCTCCAAGCGGGTTACGGCGAGGCGGCGGGCCTGTCTCAAGCCGATCTGGCACGTCAGGCGCAGCTTGCGCAAATCTCCGGCGGGCTTGGCACGGCGCAACAAGGCGCATTGGCAAACGCTGGCACCGGGATTGCTAACATCGGATCGACCTTGGGCAATCTAACCGCCGATCAACAGCGCATCTTGACCAATCTCGGATCGACGACGGGCGGCTTGTATAATGCAGACACGGCTCAGACAAATGCGACTGCAGCGCAGATGGCGTCTTTGGGCGAGCAACAGCAGCGCATGGGCCTTACCGGCGCAAATGCCTTGTTGGGCATCGGCGGGATGCAGCAAGAGCTAGGCCAAAAGAACCTCGATACGGCTTACAGCGACTTCCTACGCCAGCAAGGCCAGCCGCAAGAGCAGATCAACAATATGGTGGGTGCGCTGTCTGGCGTTAAGAGCGCCGTGCCGACTGCCACGTTACAAGAGAGTTACGCGCCTTACACTGACGCGGTTGCGGCTGCCAAGGCGGGCTCTGCCACGTCGAAAGCACAAGATGCAGCGGCGGCGGTGGCGGCGGCTTTGGAACTCAAGAAACTGTTTGGAGGATAAGCATGGCTATCCCGTTCAAATACAAAGCGCCTGACTTGGAAGTTCCAACCTTTAAGACCGGCGCACTGTCAGCCATTGACGCAACCGATCCCTACGCGGTTCAACAGAGGATGGCCCTAGAGGCCGACGCGTCCCGCTGGAAGGCCAAGGAAGAGGCTTTGCGAGCCGCTCGCCTTGACGCGCCGGACAAGATGGAGCGGATCACGCAAGCCCTCTTGGCCTTTAGCGCCCCCACTCGCGGCAACAACTGGGCCGCCCTTGGCAACGCAGCCAAGAGCCTATCGGCCACGCGCATGGACGCCGCCGATATCGAGCGCGAGCAAGCCAACAAGCTTACCCAACTTCGCGCGCAACAGGAAGACGCGGCCTCTGCGATCAAGGAGAAGTATGGGTTTGCGGGGGCGCAGGCGCAGCAGGCGATGGCCTTGAAGCGCTTGGAGGGCACCGAGATTTTGATGAGTGGTCCGCGCAACGATATTCCTATTTACAAAACAGGGCCTCGTGCAGGCCAAACTGCTACTGGTTACACTGCACCTCCAGCAGGGGTTAGCGGCAACAAGCCCACTTCAATTAGCGGTGGGGGCAGAACTATTGAGGGTTGGACAGATGATAGGGATGTGTTTCATCCGTTCCCGAAAGAGCCCAAAGAGCCACCAACTGCGGCTGAAGTTGCGCAGGCTGCTGAAGATTTAGCTAAGAGCAAAGAAGTTGGTCATGCCGCAGGCGTGGCGCAGGCCGCTCTTGCGAGCGCCAAAACTAACGTAAACAGCACCATAGCCCTAATTAACAACCTTGAAAACCACAAGGGGCTTAGTGCAGTCATCGGCCTACCCAACCCGATGAAGGGTGGATATGGTTTTGCCCAAGCTCTGGGCAGTGACGCGGCTGACTTCAAAACCCAGCTCGACAATCTCACTGGTAAAATGTTTATCGCTGCCTTTGAAAGTCTCAAGGGCGGGGGTGCCATTTCGGAAAAGGAAGGTGAGGCTGCGACCCGAGCCATTGCCAACCTATCCAAATTGCAAAGTGAGAAGCAGTTCAAGCAAAACTTGGCTACCCTTAAACAGACGCTCGCCAACGGCTACGCGACGCTTGAGCAGAAGGCGAAGGGTAGTGCGGGAATAAAGCCATCAGGCACCCCTGTATCCCCTGAAACAAAGACCATTAACGGCGTCACCTACGAAAAGCGCGGCAATGATTGGTACACGCAATGAAGCCTGTCACAGACCCGGCCCTCCTCGCCGAACTTAACGGAACTACCAGCGGACCCGTTACCGATCCGGCCCTCTTGGCCGAGTTGAATGGTGAAGGCACTGCCGAAAACCCAGCCGAACTGACAGTCACGGCCATGAGCCCGAAGGAGACCGGGCGTCGTCGCATGGGCAACCGTGCGCGTGCAGTCTTCAACGCTGCCACGTTCCAGTTCGGTGACGAGATGGAGGCGGCTGCCCGAGCGGCGGTAAGCGGCAAGCCATACAAGGACGTCCTAAACGACGTTCGCGAGGACTACAGCCAATACCGCTTGGCCCACCCCGGCGAGGCTACAGCCCTTGAATTGGCTGGCGGGATCGGCTCGGCCTTCATCCCCGGCGTTGGTATTGGCGGCAAGTTCGTTCAGGGCGCGCTCGGCATAAACAAGATCGCAAGCCCGATCCTACGCGCTGGCACGACCGCAGCCGTAGAGGGTGGCCTGACGGGCTTGGGCACGGCTGAAGATAAGTTCGGCAACCCCTCGGACACAGCCGCTCAGGTGGCGTTGGGCGCGGGCATGGGTCTTGGTATGGGAACGGCGGCATCGTCCCTGCCAAAATTCCTGCAAGGTCCACTGAACCTGATCAACAGGCGCAAGTCTGAAAGTGACGCTGCCGAGAAGGCCCTAGAGATCACGTCGCAGGCCCTGCGCCGAGACGAGGCCACCCCATTCGACATCTACGCACAGAGCGCAGCCGCTCGCGCTGAGGGCGCACCCATAACCCTTGCCGACATGGGTGGGGCAAATGTGTCCAAGCTAACCGAGACCGTCTTGGGGCGTCCTTCGAAAGAGGGCGGGCAGTTGACCGAAGACCTAATTACCATGCAACAGGGCTCTCGCGGTCGGGTTCAGGATCGCGTCGGTGAGGGTGTGTCAAAGAACGTCGATTACGATGCCGCCAAGCAGGATGTTACGGAGAGGCTCAGAAACACGTTTGAGACTGCCTACAAGCCAGCCTACGCTCGCGGCGCTGTTGATGATCCAACCATCAATCAGCTTGTAAACTCCCCATCCGTCGCGCCCTTCTGGGGCGAGGTCATGAAGACGATGCGCGCTAAGGCTGACAGCTTGGGTGTCAAGGTTGAAGACATCATGCCTATCCGGCTGGAACCGCTTCTTGACGACACCGGCAAGGCTCTAATGGACCCATGGTCTAGCGTCCCCCTAATGCGCCCAGCAGGCGGATCGGCCCCAACAGTTGAGGCTTTAGACCTCCTCAAAAGGGCTATGAGCGAAGGGATTGACGCACGCTTTAGGCAAAATGGCGTGTCTAAAACTGAAGCAGGTTTTCTTAAGGATATTCGAGACGGGATCGTAAACCGTCTAGACGACCTTGTTCCCGAGTACCGGGCAGCCCGCGCGCAGTATCGCGGCGACGCCGAGGTCCGCAGTGCATACGATCTGGGCATGGGTGTGAACCTAGAGCGAGGCGCAAAACCTGTCGATCAAATGCGTAAGCAAGAATTTACCAACCTCTTCTCTGGCCTGTCTCAGGCGGAGCAAGAGGCCTTGCGTGTGGGCTACGGCAATAAGCTTATGAACGACATGGGCAAGACTTCTCGAAATCGCGATTGGGCTGGGGAGATTATCAACAATCCTAACCGCGCGCACATCCTCGAGACCATGTACCCCAACCCAAATGAGTTCGCCCTGTTTGAGCAGGCCTTGCGCCGCGAGAGCAAGATGTACAAGAACCGTGGTAAGGTTCTGGGTGGATCATCTACGGCTGGCAGGCTCGCGGCCAAGGAGGACTTTGATAACGCTATTGACAGCGGTGACGTGTCGCAGGTTCTTGACGTGATGAGCCGTGGCAAGCCGGGTGTCATGCTTGCAGCCGGTAACGCGGCCATACGCTTCCTTACGGGCAAGAACTACGGCCCAGAGGTCTATAACCAAGTTGCCAAGCTGCTCCGTAACGGCACCCCAGAGGAGATCGCAGACGTGCTCACGCGCATGCGCGATCAGGGGGTGAGGACTGCTGCCAAGCAGGACACCCTCGTAAAAACCTCTACGGGCATCGCTGGCGGCTCTGTCGGATCGGCTGGCACCGAGGCAGCGGCGCAGGACCGCGAGATCGACAGGAAGGCCAAGGCGGGCGTGGCGGGGTCACCCATCGGCCAAGAGGGCGCCGCACCGTCCTCTGAGATCAAGCCAACAGCTCAGGCCGATCTGCCGATCAGCCAACCTCAGTTTGAGGAATTGGTTGGCCGAGTGGTCCAGCAAGAAAGCGGCGGCAACCCCGACGCGGTGAGCGGCAAGGGTGCCAAGGGCTTAATGCAAGTCATGAACCACACCGGATTTGATCCGGGTATGGGCGTCGAGCCGATGCGTGATGACAGCCCAGAGGAAAACGTCCGCTTCGGGCGTGATTACCTCGCGGCCCTTATCAAGCGTTATAATGACGTCCCCACGGCGCTAGCGGCCTATAACTGGGGCTTGGGGAACGTGGACGAGTGGATCGCGGGCGGTCGCAAAGGGCGTCTTCCAGATGAGACGCAGGCCTATATTCGCAATATCGTAGGTGAAGGCGAATAGGGCGGGGGATTAACCCCGCCCCCTCACGTCAAAAGCGCCAACAACGCCGGAGAAACCAACTCCTCCCGCTGCACGCCGTACAGCCCCTCAAGTTCCATAGCCCTAGACGCCGGAACGTGCCCCCGCTTGCGCCAGCTATAGACGGCTTGATGGCTAATGCCTAGCTTCTCGGCAAGGGCCAATGGGCCGCCTGCTAGTTCAAAGACCTTTTCAATTCCGTTCATCTCGCTGTCCTATCTGATATATTCGGGTAGCATTTGATCGCTTAGGCCTTTTCCATCAAGCCAATTGTCCAAAATCATATGCATTTTTTCACGGTCAGCTTGATGGCGGGAAACAATTCCCCGGTTGAAGGCATAAACGGGCTCAGTGTCTTTTACCCACTCATCAAAACCAGACCCCTTAACGATCTCAAGGCGATCTCCGTCCGACGTCATTTTGATTGGTTGGGTGTATCCCTTACCCATAAAAGTCATCCACTCTTTATCGCTCATCTCGCTGTCCTATTTGAAATCTCTAAAGTCTTATCGCCCAGCACCCGCGCCATGTACTCTTCGTAGGGCACGTGGGTCCACGTCAGGCCGCCGTCCTTGGTCTTGGCGACCGTGTCGCCGTTCTTGCCTGTTGCTAGCATGGTCTGGACGTCTTCGGGCCTGACCCTAGTCGGCGTCCTATCTGATAGCTCTAAGGTCAGTTTGACCGTGGCCTTAGCCACAATCATGTCCTTGCTGAAGTCGTACTTGCCGCTCAGGATGTCAGAGACACACTGCGGGCCGTAGTCGCTGAAAATCTGGGCAACCGCCTGTCTGGCGATTAGGGTCTCGGAGGCGGGGCGGTCGGTCATGGCCGGTTCGCCCCGATAGATGTAAGCCATCGGTTGACAGCGTCATGAAATTTCATGTTGGCGATTTCCAAAGCCTCAACCGCCTCACGGTGCGCCTCTTGGGCAATAGCCAAGGCGTCCTTGGTGATTTCCCATGCCTTTTTTAGTTCTTCGGTGGTCATCACTCCCCCTCCTTGGGCTGTAGGGCGGCAAGAACCTCCTGTTCATCTGTAAAGCCGAACATCGGCAGAAAGAAGAACGGTTGACCGCGCTCTCGCATGAGGTCTGCGCCTTGAATTTCCCATGCGGCGCCCCCTGCGGCGTGCCCTGCGGCGTCCCGTGCGGCGTCCCGTGCGGCGCACCATGCGGCGCCCCATGCGGCGTCCCGTGCGGCGTCCCGTGCGGCGCCCCGTGCGGCGCACCATGCGGCGTCCCATGCGGCGCACCATGCGGCGTCCCGTGCGGCGTGCCCTGCGGCGTGCCCTGCGGCGTTGAACCGCTCCCAATCGTCGTTAGTCATCCCCTTCAGATGCTCAATAAAAGCATCTACGATATGACCCTTGGGGCCGTATTTGTGATCGGTCATTGGTTCCCCTCCTTGGGCTGTAGGGCGGCGCGGGCAATCTGGCGAAGGCTTGTGTGATGCCTATGCACTTGTTCTGCATATGTTTGCCCCTTACCTTCTACAAAAGCGGGCATGACGGCATTTGCGATTATGCTTAGAACCCCCCGAAGCCGCTCGATCTCCGCCGCCTCCCGCTGCGAACGTGCCAGCAGGATTTCATATTCGATTTTTATCTCGCGATAGACCTCGGCCTCGTGTTTATAGGCCTCGATCTCCGCCGCCTGAGACGCGATCTTAGCGTCACGCTCGGCAATACGGGCAGCGTGAACCTCGGCCATTTCTGTAATCGTGCTCATGCCGCGTCCTCCGGCTGGGGGACTACGCAGTAGTGGGTGGCGTGCGACCAAGCGACAGAGTTTCTATGATACACACTCGTCCCGCACATATTTTTGATCCAAACATAGTCAGCTATAAAAACGGGACTTTCTGTCGCCCCATCCCACTTCTTCCAAACCATCCCCGGCTTGGTCTCGGCTGCTGCGAGGGCGCGGCCTCGTTTGATGCCTGCGAGGGCCAACTCATCTAAGCCGTCGCGACCGGGAAGGCGCACCAATCTCTTGGCTTCCACCAAATCAGGATCAACCGGCACAGGCGGCGTCCAGCCCTCGCGGGCTAGGCGGGCGGCAATTCGGGCCACACCGTGACCCTTAGGATCATTCTGTTCAAGCTCGTAGATCCGTATGGCCTCAATCTCGCGTGCGTCGTCTAGTTCTTCATTCGTCATCAGTGCGTCCTCTTCTTCTTTTGAAGGTTCATAAAATCTTCCACGGCGATCTTGATATGCGCCTCGGATATCATCACGGCCTTGTCAGCCGCCTGTCGATCACCGTCCGCCAGATGCGCGATGCTGGCCGCTACGGCGAGGCACAGCGAGTACATGATGGCCACGCGCTGCTCCACGTCGGATCGGTTCCAGTGGTGCTCGTAGGCGGCCATGACGGTCGCGGTGAACTCGTCTACTTCGGTGGTGTCGTCCATACTCGCCCCCTATGCGGCCTGCGCGACGCGCAGACCCAGCTTGAGTGAGAACACAGTCACGGCGTCCTTGCGGAAGCGGTCTGGGTCAATCCCGGCCAGCTTAAGGGCCTTCTCGCAGATGCCGCCCTTGCGCTCTGAGACGGCTTGCGTGGCGACGTAGGTGTCACCCTCGACGTAGTCGGTCTGGCCCATCAGGGCGGACACTTGGGTCTTGAGGCTAGCCTCCAGCTCGGTCAGGGCCTTGATCTGGGCGCGGACATCGGCGAGGGCGTCTACTGGGTGGCGGTTCATTGGGGTTCTCCGTGTTGGGGTTTGGTTCACTCTTGTTGCACGACCCAAATCATCTTGCAATAACTTAATTGCAGATCAGGCAAAGAAAAACCCGCCGAACGGACGCGCGTTCAGCGGGCTTCCCACGCCACGGAGATGGCAATGCCCCCAAACCCCTTCAGAGACAATCACCCCATAACCAAAGCCTTCGCGACACGCAAGTCCGCAGGATAGAAATGTCACACACGTTATGGTATACAGCGCGCGCAGGCGTAATCTGCATGACCAAGGATGTCCCCACCTATGGCCTTTCCCAAGCTCTCCCTAGATGTCGCGACCCAGATGGTCGATGTCCTAAACGAGTGTTACGCCGAGGGCTTTGCCGTCGTCGGAAGTGCTAGCAAGCGTGCAGCCATGACCGAGGCCGCCCAGAGGCTTGGCCTGTCCAGAGCCACGCTCTCGTCGCGCTTAGAAGCCGCAGATCGCCTGTACGGCCTCAAGCCAGACCCAGATCAGTATCGCTCTAAAGCCAAGCCCATCTTTACCTTAGACCCCCTCCCACACGACGGGGAGCCATCAGCAGAGGAGCTGATTGAGCAGCTCACGCGCAGGCACAAAGACCGATCCAACCACCACGACGCGGCAAAGCTCAGGCAGGTCCAAGTCCAGATGGACGGGCCAGTGGCTCTGGCCTTCTTCGGCGATCCGCACATTGACGACCCGGGCTGCGCTTGGGGCGATCTCGAGCGAGACGTGGCCATTTGCCGCGACACGCCGGGGATCATGGCCGTGAACGTCGGCGATACCACGAATAACTGGGTTGGCCGTCTTATGGGCATCTACGCGCAGCAGGAGGTCACTACGAGGCAAGCCCTGACCCTCATTGAGTGGCTGATGACTTCTCTCCCATGGCTGCTGTGGGAGGACGGGAACCACGACTGCCACGACATGGAGACCGAGGCCCTCACCCGGCGCGGTTGGCTGTCCCCCAATGACATCGCCCTCACCGACGAGATTTTGTCGATTGACGGATCGGGCAAAGCAGTCTGGACGCCAATCATCCAGAAGATTGAGCGCGACAATGTTGACGAAATGGTCAGCATTGAAAGCTCGGTGGTCAGCATGGCCGTCACGCCAAACCACCGGATGTTCCACCGCAAGCGGACTGCTGGCAAGCGGTGGGAGCCCGATCTAGAATATTGCCGCGCAGACGCTCTGCCTTGCCGCTTTGCGCTGCCTGTGTCGGCCTTTTCAGGCAATGCCGATCACCCAATCCCAGATCACTGGATCACGCTGACGGGGTGGTTTCTGACTGACGGTGGTGTGCATTACACCAAAACCAGCCCAAAGGTGACCTTCTACCAAAGCAAGCCATCTCCAAAGCTTGAGGCGGCTCTGGCCGCATGCGAACTGAAGCACACGGTCTCTGTGCGCGAGCGCAACATCACGTCGATCATGGGCCGCGTATTAAAATCCAAGCCTCTGCCGATGCGTGCGTATAATCTAAACGTCGAAGCCTCCCGCGAGTTCATGGGCGTCGCTCAGGCCAAGGGTCAGGTTCCAAGCTGGGTCTACAGTCTCAGTGACCGCCAATTCACTTTGTTCCTTGAGGCGGTGATCGACGGTGACGGCTCATGGGCCTCCAACGGGCTGGGCAAGGCCGCCGTGGTTCATGGCACCAAGGCCTTCCTTGACAGCCTTCAGGCGGCCTGTGTGGCCCATGGGTGGGGTGCTCACTTGTCCGTCGCCCGTGACACAGACTGGCGCTTAAATGTCAGCCATCGTCAGGAATGGGAAGCCGAGCGTGCCGTGGTCGTCAAGCGTATTCCAGCGGCCTCTCGCGTCTGGTGCCTTCGCGTCCCCCATGGCAATTTCATGGTGCGCCGCAATGGTAAGTCTCACTTCAGCGGCAATTCTTGGAATACGCAGAAGGGCGACGTGACTGCGGTCATGCACCGCCTGCTCGGTCGATCTGGCATCCACAACGACGGCGGCACCCGCATGCAGCTCAACCTCCCATCAGGCTGCGACGTGAAGGTCCACGTGCGGCATGACTTCCCCGGTGGGTCTCAATTTAACCCGGCGCACGCCCTCGTCCGGGAGACCCTCTTCGGCTACCGAGATCACATCATGGCCTGCGGGCACCGCCACACGGCGGGTTACATCCCCGTCTGGCACAATGACCCCCAGCGCCTGTGCCACGGCCTGCGGGTCGGCACCTACAAGGATTTCGATCATTACGCCGCCGAGAAAGGTTTCCAGCACGGGAACTGGGCGCGGTCCATGGGCACCGTGATTGACCCAGATTACGCCAATGACCCTGTTAGATATGTCCGCACATTTTTCTCACTGGAGGAAATGGGCGAGTACCT